AGCTAGATTCAGTAAAGCTGAATGGTTTGAACCATTACAATCATTAAATCCTCTCGTGATTGGGGCAGGCGGTATCGGCTCATGGTTAGGACATTTCCTAGCCAGAGCTGGTGCCGTTCCTATTGTTTACGATATGGATAGATATGACGCCAATAATATTGGTGGTCAATTATGTAAAATCAAAGATATTGGTGAAAATAAAGCTATAGCACTTCAGAAAATTATATCTGATATGCTTGGTCCTTTTATTATAACTGGTATTGAAGAAGAATATACTGAAGATTCTGCAGCGTATGCTTATACATTATGTGCCGTCGATGACATGAATGTTCGCAAGTTAGCCTATGAAAAATGGTTATCACTTGGTGAGGAACGTGAATTGTTTATTGATGGTCGTATGGGCGCTGAATTATTTCAAGTATATACGGCTACTAAAACAAGAGATGAGTATATGAGTCATTGGTTTCCTCCAGAAGAGGCTATAGGATTACCATGCGCATATAAAGCTACATCTCATATTGGTAGTATGACAGCTAGCGTAATGGTTAATATACTAACTAATTACCTTGGCAATAGCGTGGTGCCATCTAAAGTATCTTATTTAGGTCAACTATTAGAAATGGAAATACAATAATATTATGCATATAGATATAACAAAACATTTTAGATCTATACCATCCTTTGTAGATTTTAGTAAGCCTTGTCATTTAACATCGTTTACTGCTTTTGAATTAAAAGATAGAGTGCCCTTAGGGGCACTTTCTTCTTACTGGATGGATAATAGAACTAATTATGATTTATGCTCTAACGATAGATATAATCTTGTTAGATCAAAAACATTTCCTCATGGTATAAACTACGATTTTGTTAATAACGATTATATAATAAACAAAGTATATAATAAAAATTTTGACAAAGCTAATGAATGCATATCGTATAAAACTATGAAGTTAATGCACGAAGTAGGTTTTATTGCATATGAGTCTGAGTATAACAACACTCCTAACAGAATAACCTATACAGGTCATTTTGATTATTATATGAATACGTTCTGTAACGTATATAAAAATAATATCTTAGTAGGATTTGCAACTATACCTTTAGATACATATATTACCCTACTTCATTTATTTAACATTAATCATGTTAATGCTGATGGTCATCCTTATATAGTCAAAGAAGACTATGATAAGATGAAAATAAGTATGGATGATATACAATTTGTATTTCATTTATCTACAATGCGAGATGCGGAAGGTTTAATAGATCGTTTCTGCAAAAATTATTTTGATGATAACAGTACGCTGGATCAATCAAAAATAACATATACTGATGATATTTATCATAATATCACAGAAAGAACAATAACAAAACAAGACAATCAATTATTTACATATGCAAGAAGAAGTATATAAAGCTCTTGTATTTGATGTAGACCATTCACTCTCGACCATAGGCGGCAAGGATAAACAAACTAAAGTATTTGGTTTGCCTGCTGTTCCTTGGTCAGGGTCTGCTAAAATGCTAAGAGATAAACTAATGCAAAATGTAATACAAATAACTAGAGTTCCCGAAATACATCCTATTATGGGTGATGTAGGTAGCGAAGTTATTATTACATTTAATGAAAAGCTCCGTGAACACGGAGTTAATATGATGATCTTAGACACCGTAACTATGTTAGGTGTACAAGAACGTGCTCACCTTGTTAAGGAACAAAAGCTAGAATCCATGGAAATGCGTACATGGGGCTTATATGGTGATACTATGGAAAAACTATTTAATCTTTTTTCTAAATGTAACTTTCCTGTAATTGTTACAGGTCATGTTAAACGTAAAGAAGATGAATACGGTAGACCTATAGAAGTACCTGATTTAAAAGGTAGCATAGAAACAGCATCTGGTAGATACTTTGACGTTATAGCGTATTCTAAAGTATCAAAGGATGCTAAAAACAAAACCAAAACATATAGTTGGATTGTATCAGCTGACTCTAGATATATATTTGCAAAAAACAGAGGTGATTATTTACCATCTGTAATACCGCAAGATATTTCTTATATCATAAATTGTTATAAGAAAAATGGAGTTAGTAATCCAAAAATATTAATATTAGGTGACACAGGTAATGGCAAATCATGGTCATTACAAACAATTAATGATAATACAAAAACAATAAAACAAGAATAATATGTTAAAAGCAGGACAATCTTCAAGTAATAATTCACAGAAAAGCTCAGGCAAAGTAGCTGATGGTTTATATGGTAAAAAAGGAATTATTACATCTGTTACGCAAGTACCAGATAAAGTAATGGGAAACTATAAACCTGATTTATTTATAGAATTTAAAATAAAATCTGGTGCATATGATAACACAGTAGTGTTGTTTGGTCATTTTAATAGAGATAAACAAACTCAAAAAATTATAAATTGGGGTTTAGCTAGTAAAATAGATCAAGCTTTTCAAAGGTTAGGAGCTTACGAAGGTTTAACAGATGCAGAAAAAGAACTAGATGGTATTATGTTTAATACAGCAGTACTTGATAATCTTATTGGAACACCTGTATACTATTTATCATATGTGTATGGTAAACAACGTAGCGCAGACAAGCCTGCGTATAGAAATTATGGGTATTTATTACCTGTAGACGAAAATTTTACTGACGAAGAACATTATGATATAATTTATCAAGTACTTCAAGGTGATAATTATACAATGAAACAGTTGCATGAAGGACAAACTTATTTGCGAGAATCAGCAGAAAGATTTAAAGCATCTAAACAACCTTCTAATGCATCTAAAGCTGTCGAATTAACTTACGACAGCAGCACTTCTACCCCTGTAGTAGATGATGAATTAATGTTTTAATTAATTCTCTGTTTAAGATTTACAATTAACCCCTAGGTAAATTCCTGGGGGTTTTTAATTTATAAGAGGTAATAGTGAGTCAAAAATACTTAGAGTTTGTTGTAGACTCTTTATTTAATAGAGGTAATTTTATACCCTTAGAAAGACTTAATGGATATGTAACGGCTAATTTAGGTAAGTTAATGTATACGTCATACTATGCATACGACAAATCTGTTTTAGACTATGTTAAATCTATGAATAGTTTATCTGGGTATAGAGGTAATAGATATCATAATAAAACAATATTAGATATAGATGGGGAATCAACAGACTTACAAACAATAACTGAAGTTACTATAGATATAGTCAAGTACCTTTCTCATTATCATGAAATAGAAGAAAGAAACATACAAGTATGGTTTTCTGGTGGCAAAGGATATCATATACACATGCCTAATGTATTTACATTTGAAGATTCAGAATCTTTAAGTTTTGATACAGTATCTACATTTAAATCATTTTTTAATAAATGGAATGACTATGTAGATACAGCACCTTTAGCTCCAGCTGGATTAATAAGAGCGCCGTATAGCACTCATAAATCTGGCTTACATAAAATACCTATATCACATAAACAACTTTTTGACATTGGCAATAGCGCTAGTGCACAAAACTATTTGCATGAGATAGCAGGTGAAAATTATATGGAGCAAAGAGTTACTATTCCTATGAACAATATAGATGATGGAACATTATCTAATGAAGTTGTAGAAGGAGAAGTACAATCTAATTGGCATCAGATGAATGATTATGACAATCCATCATCAGTTGTTACTTGTATGCAAAAATTATTTTTAAGAGGTCCAGTCGCTGGTAGGCGACATAAGGATATACTAAGAATAATTAGTGCTTGGAGAAGGCATGGAATTATAGCCTCTATGTCAAGATTAATGGTACTAGCATGGTTAGATATACCAGATAATTCTAAAGAAGCTCAAGAGTTTACTCGTATAGTTGAAAACGTATACAAAGGAGAGTATAGTTACGGCTGTAAAGACGAAGTAATGACTGAGTTTTGTGATTCTAATTGTATATTCTATAAGAATAAAGATTTTGTATTAGAAGTAAATAATGCTGCTAATATGACTAAAAATCTTGCAGAGTATATACAAAAAGTAGATTATTCTGGAATAAACCTATCACAAATTTATAAACACGAAGGTAATTATAAGTTTGTACCAGGTGAAATTATGGTAGTAACAGGAGATACTGGCGCTGGTAAGAGCGCCTTTGTACAAGATTTATTATGCAAAATTAAACAAAAAACTTTGTATTTAAATTTAGAAATGCATGAGTCTTTAGTATATAGAAGATTCTTGCAAAATATTCACAATAAAACAAAAGATGAAATAATAAACATGGTGCGTAATGGTCAGCTTTTCAATAATGATTTAGATTTTATTGATATGCTTTCTGTATCACCTGAAATAACAAGCATGTCAAGAATAATATCACAAAAAGATTACAAATATGTTGTTGTAGATACCTCTGATGGTATACAAGCAGACAAAGCTGGTAATAACGAGTATGTGAAATTAGGAATGATAGTTGAAACATTTAGAGAATTAGCGCAAAACAAAGATATACAAGTAATATTAATTCATCACTTAAAGAAAAGGGATGATCCTAGGGCTTTAATACAGCTTAATGATTTATCTGGTAATCGTGCTAATGTAACTAAAATGGACCATGTATTTGCTCTTGAAGGAACGGAAGAATATAAAACACTTAGATCCCTCAAGAATAGAGACCAAGGAAAACTAAACATACAATTAAAATTTAACTACAATGTATTCAGATTTGAACCAAGACAACCACATGCTAACGCATGAAGAATTAACTCTTGATGATATTGATGTAATGTTTATGGAAGAAAACTCCGACATTAAATCAGCAGGTCAAATAGAAGGTTATTTATTTGCTATAAACAAAATGAATAACACTATAGACAATTTAAAAAAGTTAAGACAACAATCTGCACAGTTTTATTCTGACAGAATAGAACGTACAGAAAAAACAATAGAAATGTTAAAAGTAAAAGTAGAAATATTTATGACTACTTCTAAAATAGATAAAATACCTACACAAGCAGGTACTGTTTATTTTACTACAAGAGCTAAACAAACATTTCCTGAAGATGATGTATTAATAGAATACTCTAAAAAGTATGATATAGACCTTAATGTAAAAATAAGCCCTAACAAAAAGCTTATAAAAGAATACATAAAAAATGGGGGCGAAGTGCCCCCTAGTTATGAGGTAGATAAAGTTACATCTCTTAGCATAAGAAAATGATTGAGTTTATTCATATAGTATATCCAGGAGAACCTCACTCACAATCACGACACAGACACACCTCTAGGGGTGGGTTTGTGCGTACTTATGACCCAAAGTCTAAAGACAAAGAAAAGTTTATAGATTTTGTAAAAAAAAGTTATTCTTTTGAAAAAATAACAGGCATGGTAGAAGTCATTATACAAGCTGATTTTTCTATACCTAAATCTTATTCTAAGAAAAAAACATTAGTATTAGATGGTCAATACAGGCCTAAAAAACCTGATGTAGATAACATAGCTAAATTTTACTTAGACTCTTTAAATGGTATAGCTTATAATGATGACTCTCAAATAATTGATTTGCAAGTAATTAAAAAGTATAGTACATTTCCACTTACAACTATTACCATACAAGAAGTTCTCTTTTAAATTTAGTTGAATCTTAAATATGAAGTGAAAGTTTTCTTGACTAAACAGCCCCAGAAGGTTGATCTACCTTCAAAGAGCCCCAGTTTATTCTGGGGCTTTTTTTTTATTTATTATTGATATATATTTGCATTGTATATAAAAATAAATAATCATTATGAGTTCAGAAGAGTTAAAACAGGTAAAATTCGACGTTCATAAATTAGAAGCTATGATAGAGGTACTAGCCAAAGACGTTCAGGAAATAAAAGAGGCTCTAATTGGCAATGAATTTGGTCAAGAAGGTCTTGTTAAAAAAGTAACTGACAACGAAAAGCAAATAGAAGAGCTATTAAAGTTTAAGCAAAAAATTATTGCTTATGCTACAGGCGCAGGACTTGGATCATCTGCGTTATTAAACGGTATAGCTGAAATGCTACGTTAAAAAAGGTCAGGAAAACTTTCTATTGATAATATTGGCTTATCATAAGAGTTTAATATTTCTTCTAATTCTATTATCATATCTTCTAAACTAGTATGTATTAAAGATATAGGAAGTTTATTGTATTTGATAGGTACTTCTAAAGCATTAAGTTCTACTTCGTGTATAGAGTAGACGGTACCTTTAGATGTATTTTCTGCTAGTATTCTATAGCTATATTTTTTAAAAGAACTCAACAGGCGTTTCTATTACTTGAGTTATTATATTTTGTTCTGAGTTAGATTTTTTTAATTTAAAATCAACAAACCACCCACCAATATCAGTAGGATTAAAATTCTTTTCAACAGGCCATCCTGATTTACCCGCGCCAATACCATCTACATAAGAACCTGATTGTATGTATTTAATTTTATCTTTATAAATTCTACCGTTTTGCGTTACTCGCATTCTAGCTGTAGAAGGATCAAACCATTTTTGATGCGTGTGTCCACGTACTAATATGTTTGCGTCAGGATATTTCATAGCCTCAATCTGAACATCTAGCATACCTTTAGAGCGTTTAGCATTCCCTCCAAAGCCATGATGGTAATGTATTTTACATATTTGTGATGTTCTTTTATTTCTCATTCTAATAAATACCCAACCAGAGTATGCGCCTAATTGTATGTTTACTCTTTCGTCTAAATTTAATGCCCATACTATAGAACGTAAAATATCATGATTATGAAACTTGTTTATAGTCTTTTCATGATTACCATACGATATAAGAGCTATATTTTGAGCGTAAGGCTTTAAAAAATCAATAGTGAACTCAGCTACCAAGTCTAAGTAGGTGCGCCCGTGTTGGATAAATATAGGGTCTATATCTTCACGTTGTAATCTTCGGTCACCATAACTACCCATTACATCTAACAAGTCACCAAAAATAAATATTAAGCCATTAGCTTTTTTTATTTCGTCAAAATGTTTTTTTAAAATATTACGTTTACATCCTATAGAATCTAAATGTATATCAGAGCAAAAAAGGGTAGGAACTATATCTCCAGATCTGGCACTATTAAATTCAAATAAATGTACGTTTTCAGATAACTCTTCGACAATATGTTTCATTGTCCTTATTTTATTAGCGTTTAATAAAGGTAGTTATTTTTAAATAAATTCAAAAACAGCCTTAACGTGCTTATTAATAGACCATTTTATACTATTAATAGACCATTATTCTTTAATAGCTTCAAGTATTTTTTCTATTTCTTCATCAACAAATCGACTCTTAGCTTCGTACAATCCGTTTGCTTTATAAGTAGCACTATCTTCTAGCTTGTTCATTATACGTGTTAAATTATGAAAGTGTATACCTGTGAGATACTGAGGCGCCATAGCAGGTGTGTCTACAGATCGTATAATATTACGGGAAAGCATACCATAGGGTAAAAGACTAACGGCTCTATAATCTAACGCATCAGATAAGTCTTTATCACTAAGCATCGCTATTGCCATTTCAATAGGAACGCTAACACCCGTAGTAATATAACGAGCAGAAGGAGGTAGAACCATTTGTATAGGATTAAATGGGTACGGTATTTGTCCAAAGAAAGCTTTATCTCTTTCATCTTCATCACCAAAGAAATAATCACTAAAGTCTTGTAAGTAATTCCATGGAGCTGGAAGTATAGACTCAAACATACTCATAGGCATTAGCGTAGCCATAGCAAACATAAATGTATCTGCTTGCACCATTCGTACAAAACGTTGATACTCTGGGGTTCCTTGCTGGAACCCATTTTCTTTAGCAATTTTTATAATATCTCTTCTAAATCGTATAGAATTCCAACTCCATAATTGAAACCTAGAAAATATACGGCCTAAATTTGTTCGTGCAATAGCGGGTCTGTTAGGTGCATTGTATAAAAACTGTGAACCCCATACACCTTTTAATGCTGTTTGTATTAACACTGGGTCATCCCATCTGTATGTACTACCCTCAGCCATCATTGTTTCTCTAGCCTGTAAATAATGAGCCCAAAATGATCTAGTACGTAATCTAGTTTCTACGGAGCTCATCATCCATGCTCCAGGACCAGCTATAACATCAGATGTTCCGTTTCTTTTTGCTATTTCTATAACTTGTTCTTTTGTAAAGTCACCAGTTTTATGCAAAGCAGATAACTCTGACATAAACTTTTTAACATTTGCTTTTAGTTGGGCGGTAGGCCCAACCTCACTACTTATATATGATTCTGTAGCACCAAACCTTATAGCTAGCTCTCTAGCTTTTTCTGGGCTATCAATAGAAGAGTCTATATTATCACGCAAGTATTTATAATCATTTGCTAATCTCCAAGGTCTAAAGCCACTACTAATAGCTGTCTGAGCTGTACCACCTACGTAGTTATTAAGCATAGAAGTAGTATTAGTAAGTAATGTCATTAACTGTGTCTTACCTTCTAGCTTTGTAAAGCTTTTCATTTTAGCCTGAAACTGCGCTCGACCTATTTCATCGTCATTATATTGTTTAAAATTAAAAAACTTAGCTATTTTATTATAATACTTCATAGCCATATCATCACTAAGAGCGTAATATGGTGATTTTTTAAAGTTTAAAAGAGGGTCAGCAAAGTATTCATCACTAAAGCTAGATGGTTTACCAACAAAATCTTGTATGTATATATCGCCAAACTTAGCCCAAGACTCAGTAACATCGCCCATTACATTAGATTCTCTAAAATCTCTATTATATTTTTGAGCAAGTATAGTTCCGTATAATTTATGGTAAGAAGAGCTAAGCGATTGAGCATATTGATCGTATGCGTTTATACCTATATCCCAACCACCAATAATTCTGTCAGTTCTTCCTGCAAGATTTCCAAATTTTGTTAAATTACTTTTTCTATTTGTCCTGTCAACAAAATCAATTTGTCTAAAACTGTTTTCTATATATTCTTTAGCTAATCCCCCATCATCTTTTATTTTACCTTGAGCAAATAATCTTTTTAGATTTGTAATTTCTTTATTTGTTAATTCACCTTCAGGTTTTGATAAATAAAATTCTTGAATATATTTATTTTGAGCTTCATCTGAATGATTTTTATGAGGAAAATATTCTTCTGCTTTTAATCTTCCTATCATAGGAGACAAAACAAATGTACGATCAGGATTTCTTTTATATTCTGTACCAAAAGGTGTATGAGCTTCTAATTGCCCCCTATCACTCATTCTTATTTCAAATAATTTTCTTTCTTTTAGTTCAGGGTCTTTAATGTCTTTTATTAAAACTCTATCGTTACCAACTTTAACTCGTGTATTATTTAAATAATCTAGTTCCCTAGAAAGCTCAAACAGATTAGATAATCCAATGTTAGCTATACGTTCTGATTCCATTTTAGTACCCTGAAACTGTTGTATCATTTTATTCAAAGTAGCTTCAGCATCCATAGACCCATCATCTCTTCTTACTACAAAGTCAGAACTAACTGTTGGGTTTATAAAAGAATCAAAGAAAAAATTATTTAAACTAGTTATACTATTAGATATTCTACCGCTTTCAACATTAGCGCCATCCCAAGCTCCCATTAAATCTTTACCCGTAACCTGGGTTTTAACACCGTCAATGTATATTGTATACTTTTTATCTTTTAATTTATTGTATACATCTAACTTATTGTTATAATTTTCTTCATACTTTTTTATAGACCATAAAGCATTAGTTATTTTATCTTCGTCTTTAGAATTTTTTGCAATACCTCTGAGCCTATTAATATTAGCCATTTCTTTTATTGCTACAGAAGATTCAATTAAATCATTTCTGTTATTTATAATAGACTCATCATTTAAATAAGTTAGTTCGTCATTAATTCTTCCAGTTATTCTATTTACTAATGCACTTCTAGCTTCTTCTACAGTATTTAAAGACAGTCGCATCATTTCGTAATGAGACATAACATCACGAACTTCTTTAGACTTATATCCATCCTTAGTTAATACTTGTACTATTTTAGCTTCAGATAAATTAGGGTCAACAGATGTTAGCCTTCTAGCCATACTATCTGGAAAAAACAACCAATATATTCTAGATACTTTTTGTGAAGGATCAGCTCCTACTAGTTTTTCTAAAAATGTTTTAGAATGAAATCTATTTAAAAACGTTACAAAGTTTCTAACATCATCTGTTGTAGACATTCCTATTTCTTTCCTAATATAGCTTTCATATACTTGATTTATGTTTTCTACTATATTAGATGGAAGCTTAGATAGATGAGCTTCTAGCTCATTCAATAACGCTTTGTCTGTATCGCTAAATTCTTTTGTAGGTTCGTCTTGTAATATTTTATCTAGTAAATCTTCAGATAATTTTTCTGTAATAATTTCATCATTTATAGACGCTCTTCTTGCCTCTAGTTCATCTATAGGAGCCCTAGATGTATTTGTTTTATCAAAAAACGAACTAACAGATGCTACACTGCCAAATTGTGACGGATACCTGTATTCTGATTCTGTTAATTCTTTATTTATTTTTTCTAATACTTCTTGTTTTTTAACAAGGTCAATATCTTTAAGCAACATTCTTTCTACTATACTGCTGCTTTCTTGACTTACAATATCTAACTGTGATCTTTTTACATTTTCTTTAACCTGAGCAAGGTCATTAAATCTAGAAATCCATGTAGCAACATTGTTATTATCAATGTGCTTTAAAGAAAACCCATACTGACTATTGTTTTTATTTTGAAATACTCTTTCTACTTCATTTTTAATATTTTTCAAACTTTCATCGGCCGTGTTTTTATAATCATCGCTAGATAAATACTCATAAGTATATTTATCATAGGCAGAATCTTCTGACATTTGTAAGGCTCTGTTATAATCAATATTATTGTTTTTACTAGCAGCTGTTTTTGTTATATAAACAGTTCTAGCAACATCATCTATATTAAGATTTTGCTCAGATAAAGAACCAAGCATATAGAAATCGTAATAATCTCTTTCTTGTTTTGTTTTTAAAGAGTTATAATATTTTTCAGTAAAAACGTTTAACTCATCTACGTTGTTTACTTCTCGTATAGATAACCTATCTTCTTTTAATATTTTATTCCTGACATAATCAGCGTGATTTTTATTTCTAGTATAAAAAACAGACTGTGTATACTTAACTTTATCAACATGATTTCTTATAGATGACAACTGATTTTCAGATATGCCTACTTTTTTAGCTGCATCATAAGTTTGTTTATTTAAAGAAAGACTAACAATATTATCTATAGCATTGTAAACTGATTTTAGTGTAGAAAACTTTCTATCTCTACGTATATCGCCTCTTAATATGCTAAAAGATTTTGCTCCACTTGCAGCTAAAACATTACCGTATTCGCTATCTTTATTATCTTTTACATATGCATTTACAATATCAAAAACTTGATTAACATTAAGTCTTATTGCTCTAGAAAGATTTGCTGCATATTTTTCTTCAATATTATTTCGGTTTATAGGCTTGTAAGTATCTTTAACTATTTTAGATAAACTTTTTACTGCAGAGTAATATGCATTTCCTAAATTTATATCAGTATATTTTACACCAAAATCTGTAAGCTCCTCCATAGCAGTATCAAACTTAATTAGTTGACTTTTGCCATCTTGAAATCTTTTACCATTTATAGTTTCGTTTATTGCAACTAAATCACGAGTGCTGTCAATTTTATTAAAATTAACCTGTCGTATTGCTCTGTCATTCGGCGTTATTTCATCGCCATTATTATCTATAAATGTTACTTTTTTTATTAATTTTTGAGTTAATAAAGAACCTTGAGACCTTGTGTTATATGGCAGTTGACCTGTAGCATCTACGGCAACGTTCATTATTTCTCTTCTTAAATCATCAAACTCTCGCAAGCTTTGATCTATCTCATCTATTCTAATTTTTACTATAGCTTTTTCAGGAGATACAGGAATAGGCTGATCTAAAGTAATTTGCCTTCCTGCAGGTATACCAGAGTTAAACAACGCTCTAGTACCAGTAGCTGTAGCTCCAGCGTTAGCACCAGGTCCTACTAACCTGTTACCATCAGTAGTATACAAGTGTGTAGATATAATATCTTTAATATCTAAACCGTTAGATAAATTAAAATCTTCTTTGTCTACATCTGCATTTCTTTTAGCATCTAAAACACCACCCTTGCCGTCACTCCATTGGTCTTTATTTTTAATAACAGCATCTCTTATAGGCGACCCTCCAAAGTCGCCATCTAAGTCCTGATAGAAGTGTACTTTATCACCATCATTATCAGCACCACCAAGGTACTCCATATCCATACCATTTAGGTGCATACCGTGCCCTTCTCTATTAGAAAATCCTGCAAACTTTAATACTCTTGCACCTGACGGTGAATCTTGAGGTACACGTATAACTATAAACTCAAGAGCATCTTCCATTTGTTTTTTCTTAGCTGCATCTGTTTCTTTTTGATACAACTCCCAAGCTTTACCCATTTTCATTTGGGTGCCATCTATCCATTTAACATTAAAACCCTTCATGCTTTTAGCAAACATGTATGTGCCAGCTTCAACTGGTTTTTTTAAATCATGTTGCAAAAACAAATCATTGCCATATATAAATGTAGATCCTGAGTTTTTAATTTTAGGTCTTACAGCTCTGTTAAATACATATCTTTTTAATGCTTCATTAGCAAAACTAGCTACTTGTGGTCTATTTAATAATGCAGGACTCAATTGTCCTGTAGCAATAGCGGTCTTTATAAGTCTGTCTGAAGAGCTGTTAAAGTCATCTAATAGTACTTCTGGTAATACACCGTCTAAATCTCCAGACTCTCCTTTTAAATCTGATGGGTCTATAAAACTTTCTTCTGTTACTTGACCAAAAATATGGGACCATACTTTATTGTACAGTTTAGTAGCAAATACTCTTGGTCCATTTTGTTTCTGAAATAAAATACCGTAAATATTTTCTACACTTATATCATCTACGTTTACGTTATCTATTTCTTTACCAGTTATTCTACCAGACGCTATTGACTTGTTTAATGCCTCGTCACCATTTAATGACCTGTCTATTACATTTTCCTGCATTCTTTTTATAGCAGCATTATCTGTCAATAAAGACATAAACTGTTT